TGTTTTATCACTTCAGCTTTAGTGCCAGATTTCTTAACCTTAATCTGTTTCTTCTCTGCAAGGTCAAAAAGTTGAGTTTTTGTCAACTTCTTAAGTTGTGCAGTAGTAGGAACATCTGATTTAGGTTTGGAAACTGTAGTTTTACTTGCAACTTTACTCTCTCCCTTTCCGTTAAGAAAGTAGATTGCGACTGCAAGTGCAACTATTACTAGTATTGCGTATTCCATAATATTCTCCTATTTATTTATCCAATAATGGATTTTTATCTTTTGCTTTGCCTATTGCAAGCGCCAAGATTTCTAAGTATTTATACACCTTAGCCCATACCTTATCATCGGCAGGTGTTGGTGTCATTGCTACTATGACTGAACAAATTGATATTACAACTGGTACAATCATTAATAAATTCCAAATTCCCATAACAAAGTCTATAATGCCTGAAAACATATAAATCTCCTTTGATGTTATTTAACCTTATATTTAGGTATTTGTACTACCAATTGAGTATTTAGTTGTTAGTTTCCAGTCCTTTTTTTCTTTATATGGTATAATTTTAACTTGTGATAAGGGTACTGTAGGGGTTTCTATTGTAGTTGGCACTACAACAGTTAATAGTTTCCATTGTTGTAAAAGATTGCATATAGTGTTTCTTCTACCCAAGTCACTCTCTTCTATAGTTGTCGGTTTACCGTCTAACTGGAATAACTCTTTAAAATGGACTATGTAGTATTTACCTCTTTTGTGTAATATATGACATGATTGAAATAATTCTTGCTCACGTCTTGAAGCAATACCGATTCTTGATAGGGTTTCTCTTATTTTTAGGAAGTCGTCTCGTTCTGCGAAGGTCACTTCAACTAACTTTTCGACTAATTGGTCTTGGTCATTCATTATCTTTTCCACCAGTTTTCATTCTTTTTTTCATGTTTCGAACATCACTATCTGATAAAATACTCATGTAGTCTTTGGCTTCTTTTGTACTTATATCGTAGTATTGTTTTATGACATCAAGTTTTTTACTCGTATATGGTTTTTGCCACTTCGAGAACCTTTGTCTTTTCCTTAAAGTATTTAGGAAAAAAAGGTATTGAAGACGGTTTTCCGTACCGTGCCTGATGTTCATTTCGTTTGAAAAAAAGACGGAATCTTGGTGATAAGATAATGCCTTATTGGTTAGAAATGGTGCATATGATTTTTCTTCGATATCATCAACCATAATGTCCTTCTTTTCAGAAGATACTGATTTTACGAAATCGAAAGGGTTAGTTTTAGACATTAGTGGTATATGCGTCCACTAAAGCTTGTCCTGTAAGTCTTTCACCCAGTATGATAGTTGAACCGTCATCCAAGGTTCTCTTAACACTACCATCGTTGTATTCAACGTCTAAGACGTTCCTGCGGCCTTCTGCTGTGTCTTGTGGTCTAGTATCATAATACATTGAATCGAGTGAATGTGCATGTACAGTCCTTACCTTATTTGCCCATTCTTCGGCTTCTAGTTTTAGTCGTTGTTTTTCAACTCTGTCATTGTATTGACTCATGTGTTATCTCCGTCTCTATATTCTACACTATGTTTTGCAAACAGTTTGTTTGCTTGTCTTTGTAGACTTCTCTCTAAATGGTAATCAAACCATCTTGCTATCCATTGTCTTAACTTACCCATTATTTGAATTTACACTCCGACATAATCTCTGTTAGACATGCAGTAAAGTTAATCTCTGAATCCATTGCAAATGCAGATTTGTATTGATAATCTGCAATTAGTAATACACATGCTGGAATAGAACTTGGTTCTAATCTTTGTTCAAGTGTATCAAATAATTTTCTGAATAGTCCATTAAAATCATTATCTGAATTTTGACCAACCCATTTTCTCATTCCACCCCAATTCTTATCTGCAAGCATATCAATGAGAGGTGTTAGTTTCTCTTCATTAAGAGAAGAAAGAAGACCTGTATCAATTTCTCCACCAACACCNTATCTCTGAACTTCATTCAGACACCTTCTGAAGTCGGGAAAGAACTTTAAGATAAGTTCCACTAAAACTTTTGGGTCATACTTGATATTCTCTTTATCACAAATCTCCATGAGTCTCTTATGGAAAATACCTGCAAGACTTTGTTTGTCACTAGGTGACATTGTAAAGTCAATAACAGTTGTCCTAGAATGTAGTGGTGGGATAATTCGGTTTTTGTAATTACAGGTAAATATAAATCTACAGTTAGATGAGAACTCTTCTATGAATCCTCTTAATGCAGGTTGGACTGATTCTGCAGAAATATAATCTGCCTCGTCTAGTATAACAACCTTCGGGCCACCACTTAGGGAAACAGTAGATGCAAAGTTTTTAATCTTTGTTCTAAGGGTGTCTATCAAACGACCCTCATCACTACCATTGATTACAATATAGTCTGCACCCAGTTCATTACATAGTGCCTTTGCAACTGTCGTTTTACCTATTCCTGCAGAACCACATAACATTAGATTGGGAATCTCACCCGACTCTAAGAAGTCATTGAATGTTTGTTTAATTCTTGTAGGTAATATTGTATCGGTTATTGTTTGTGGACGATACTTTTCCACATATAAAAATTCTTGTTTCATAAAAAGAGCAAACCCCCCACCGAGTTTACAGTGTAATCCACCCTTTGATGAGTATGGATTACTCCCGTGTATATTGCAGAGACTGGCACAATATTCACACTAAATGTATTTAGTCTAAATACCATACTTTGAATCGGGTTCCAATGCAATAAAGTACTCTAAATCAATATCTATGTTTTTGAAATTAGATATTCCTTTTGAAGATACTGAAACTTCATAGTTTCCTTCTAAAACTTTTAGGTTCTCAATCTTAAAGTTCATTACATATTTTGTACCATCACCTTCTGCAACAATTCTTGAGAATGTGTTAGAGGTAGTGTTCTTCTTATCAGTCACTTCTAATGATACTGTAGTACCATCTGATTTTAAAATTAAATCATTTACACCTAGAACACTTGCAGCCTTGTTGAGGTCTGTTAGAAGTGTAGAGGATAGATTGAATGTTATTTCAGATTCTGGCATTGTAATCATTTTATCGGGTGCAGTCACCATACCTTCACTTGCAAAGAAATAGTTCATTGCAGAATGGTCATCTGTTATAGATAATGATGAATCATTAAACTCAAACTCGGGGTCTTCCAATAAAGAAGTTGCACCTAAGAACTCTGGCAGATTGTAGATACTGAAGTCTTGTGGAAAGTCTTCGGGTATCGTTGCAACTGCAAGTATATTTTTCATGTTAGAGATTGTCTCCAACTTGTTTCCTGTTTTAACCCTAATTCCTTGGTTAATTGTTGAGAAATTTTTTAAGACATTTCTCGTGTCATTACTTATTTTCATCACTATTAGTCTCCTGTTTATCGTGAACATGAAGCATAAACAAAGCATAATGTAAAACCTTTAATAGGTCTGCCCTGTTCTTGCCTCCCTTTTTACCGTATCGTTGAGCATACTTCATTATGTTCCCGATACAAAAACCTTCACCATGTCCACTGTCAATTATAAATTCAGTGGATTGGTATTTGTTTAAACTGTAATGTTGGTCATAGGTATTGTCGATATAAGAGGACAATTCTTTTAGGGATTTGTCCTCGTTATATTTGTAATCTATTGTTTTAACCTTTTTACCAAACATACTAGTCATTATACTCTGAAGAGTCTGATTCGTCAATAGGGTTTTCTGCATTCAAGTCTACTCCAGCATCAATCTTGGAGTAGAGGTCGAGGATACTATTTCTAGTCTCTTCGTCAAACCTTGAAATACACATTGTGATTGACTTCAATTTGTCATTGAACATTCTATATGCATTGACAATGTGAACAAGTCTTCTAGTAGTGACAACATCATCTATCGCACCTTCATAGTAGGTTTTTCTGATAATGTCAGCCCAGTCTACTAGTTTAGTGACGAACTCTGAATCAACTTCACCAGTCAATTCCATTTCCTTTGCAAGGATTTTTCTTTCAGTAGTCACTGGTGGATATTCTTGTTGCATTGTTATTGCAAATCTTTCCAACATTGCCTCATTCATGATTTGAGTTCCTATGAACTTTCCATCATCAGACCCTTGTCCTTTAGTGTTTGCAGTAGCAAGAATAGTGAACCCGTCTTTAGGTGTCACCCACTCACCAGTTTTCTTGATTAGATAACCTTTACCTTCAAGAACTGATTGTAGACACATAAGTTTGTTAGAACCTAAATCAACTTCGTCAAGAAGTAAAACAGAACCTTTTCTCATTGCCTTGATAACAGGGCCTTCTCTGTAGACTATGTTTCCATTGACTAGAGTGTGTCCACCCATTAAGTCATCTTCATCAGTCTCGATTGTGATATTGACTCTGAAGAGTTCTCTCTTCAATTGAGCACATGTTTGTTCAATCATTAATGTTTTACCATTACCACTTAGTCCAGTAATGAATACTGGGAAAAAGATTTTAGATTTGATTATGTTCTTTACATCTTTGAAATGTCCAAATGGGACATAGTTTGACATTTTCTCGGGAATGATTTTAACATTATCGTTAAGAACATTCACGGACTCGGTTGCAGCCGCAACTGGCATATTACTTACAACTGGTGTTGCAGAAATTGGTTTTGCGATTGACACCACATTCTCGGGTTCATAACCACCGTTATATCCACCGACAACTGCCTCAAGATTGAATATCTCACCATTCTTGAAATTGTATCTAGTAGATTTACACCAGTAAGGCATTCCACCTACTGCATTAAAATCTTCTTTAGTGAAAGATGTCTTATCTTTGAACATCGTGGTTAAGGTTGATAGAAACTCCTTCCTATCGGGTGTAAAGTGAAACGGTTTCCCGTCTATGTTTATTGACTCACTTCTGTCATAACTTCTTTTACTCATTTAGTCTCCTTGGTTAAGTTAGTTTGTTTTCTCATCTTTTATAGTATACTAAAAAGTGGCGGGGATTGTCAAGCACTTATTTAATAGGTTGTAAAAGTTTTTCCATTTCATGTCTAATAGAAATATCTTTTTTTAGTTTCTTCCTATAAGTTGTAAACTCACCATTGTTTACCCAATATCTGAATGCCTTACACTCAACCTTTTCTTCAGCACATNNNGATTGTCTTGGGCAATCAAACTTTTGACATGGACTTGGGCCCACGTCCATAACAGCATCTGCAAAAGCACTGTAATCAGTATTGTGTGAAATGTAATATGCTTCATCTACTTTTAATGTATCTCTCATACTAATTCTCCCATAACAAAGTTTAAGTCATATGACTTGTGAAGTAGTGTCACTTCAAATGTGTCTAGCACAAAGTCGTGTTCTACAAGATAAGGTGCTTCAACACCTTTGGTTGTTTTTAATAGGTCAATCCTATATGTGAAATCTTTGTATTGATTTCTGTCTAATGTGAATGTTTCATTCATCATATCTTTACTTTTTATTTGCATTATGCAATCTCCTTTATAAATTCGTTAGTTAAAAATCTTGAAGTGGTTTTTGATTTCTGATTTCTTTTGAATGCAGCCAACACTCTAGTTTTCTTTGCATCAACTAAGTCATCAGAAAGTTCGTCATCACCACTGACACCTATAGCGTTAGTAGAAGTAATGAATAGTTTATTGTATCCATGACACTCAACAACATATCCAGTTTTTCTGACTTGTCTCCAAATCTCATCACTGATTGATGTCAATTTATNATCTGCAAGATAAAGTAAATCCATCATGTCTCTTTTTTTACCTAGAACAAAGTATCCAGTGACCGTGACATTACATTCTTTTGATAACCAGTCTAAAAGATTTTGAGTGTTCTTAAAACCGTCTCTTCCACCGTATCCTGTATCAGTTGAATAGTCATAAACCTTTTTTGAATACGGGTCAATGATTTCTCTAGAGTGTGGTATTCTCCATGAATACTCACCATCAGACTCTTGAGATTTAATAACGTCATATTCTTCTTTAGACTTATCAAGAAAATCTCCTTGATGTGAATACCCATCAGTAATGATTGTAAGAATTGATTTCTCAATTGAATATTGAGTGTTGAACTTAGGAAGCATTTTTCTTAGAGCAACTAGTGATTGGTCTAGAGGTGTTCCACCCAGTCTATAGTTTCTAGGGCCGACATTAGTATCTAAGTAAGTGTAATATCCATCATTGGTAATGTAATCAACTTTACCATACAAGTCATTCCATTTAGTTAGTGCCTTATCTTGATTTCTATAAGAGTATTTTCCAAAGTGGTGGTTAGACCATTTGGTTCCCAGTGCCTCTAACATTTTTGTCCATTCTCTGTTATTCATTTCATCAGAAGCAATAGTTAGTAATGAAGTGTAATCACTTCTAAAAGTCCACTCATCTTCTACTGTATATGAATCAGAGAAAAGATATATTCTATGTGGGATATTAACTTTTCTACAGAACATTGCAAGTATGATTGATTGTTCTATTAAATCATCACATTGGTCTTGAATTGAACCACTCCAGTCAAGTAAAATTGTCAACCCATGATTTTGTCCCTCTGGCACATATAATGCCTTTTTGAAAACATCATCAACGATTTGATATTTAGCAAGTCTATTCATATCCAACTTACCAGTTTTACCAGTGTAAGCATGTTTACTTCTTTGTGCAGTTTGTTTCATATCAAACTCTTTTGCCATATGAGCAACAAGTTTTTTGTTTTTATCCACTAGATACTTACCTGCAATTTTAGACCTTGCAATTTGTTTTTCTTTATTAGAATTATCAGTAGTATTCCAGTGGTTATCCCAATCTGCAAGAACAGTTTTATATGACACTTCAACATTGTCTATATCTTCTTTTCTATCTTTAAATACTTTAGGAAGGTCAATTTGAGATTTGATATGTGCAACATCAGAAATGTAGTCTCCCTCGTTATTGTGTGCATAGTGTTCAGTAGTAGATTCCCTTGCACCGTCTTGGTCGTCATGAGAACCAAATCCTAAACCACCCTTTTGACCAGTCTCTTTAGTTTCTTCTTTTTCTTCTAAGTCTGTTTCAGATTCAGCAGAGTCTTCTTGTCCAGTAGAATCTCCTTCATCTGCATCAAGGTCAGGCAGAGAATCACCACCACCTTTAGAACCTTCTTGTTCTTCTGAATCCTCTTCTGACTCATCATCTCCCCAAGACTCCTCTTCCATTCCGTCTTCGTCTTCTTCGTCTTCACTAATATCTAGAGTTTGTGGAACTAATTTTTGGTCTTCTTCATCTCTCGTTTCATTTTCTTTAGACCACTCATAAATTTCTGTTGCAACTGCCTCAACGTCTTCCCAAGTCTTACATGCATAACACTTGTCTAATAGAACTTGTTCTTCAGAAGTTAATTTTATTGATACTCTAGACCCAACCTTAGTAATAAGATTGATTTTGTCTATAAGTGAAAGGTCTTGAAGGTTTCTACCTTTAATACCAAAAAAGTCTCTCTGCATTAATTCGTCATAAGCCTTGTAGAATGATTTTCTTAAACCTTGATATCTATCTTTGATTGCAGATTCGATTCTTACGTCTTCTACAACATTAAGATATCCTTTAAGTGTTCTATTCTTTTCTAATGCACTATGAACACCTTCATATGGTGTGTGTAAT